TATTCTTATTCCACCTTCACAGAATACCCAAACTACGCAGGCCGTATGTTCACTTTGGCCGGTGAGCTTACCACCCTGATGTTAGATGGCCTCTTGCGAAGTTACACATAACCTTAACCCCAAGCAACCAAGGAGATGTCATCATGGCATTTACAAGTGCGGCGGGCTACGGTAACCTACCTAATGGTAACTTTAGCCCCGTAATCTACTCAAAGCAGGTACAGCTTGCTTTCCGTAAGTCTTCTACTGTAGAAGATATCACTAACAACGATTACTTCGGTGAAATCGCTCAGATGGGTGATTCAGTGAAGATTATCAAAGAGCCTGAAATTTCAGTTCAGTCATATGCTCGTGGATCACAGATCACTGCGCAGAATCTTGACGACGAAGATTTCACTCTTAACATCGACAAAGCTAACTACTTTGCTTTCAAGATGGACGACATTGAAGAAGCGCATTCACATGTGAACTTCATGCAAATGGCTACTGATCGTGCGGCGTATCGCTTACGTGACCAGTATGACCAAGAAGTACTTGGCTACCTCGCTGGTTACAAGCAGTCTGCACTGCACACAGCCGCTGGCACAGTCAATGATCAAGTCAACGGTACTAAGGCAGTAACAACTGCTGGTACTGATGAGTTGTTGGCTTCTATGAAGCTGGACGCTTCTGACTTCAACGTAACTGGTGGAGATGCTGGTGAAGCACTTCCAATCGTTCCTCGCCTTCCGGGTGCGGACGCAGTCGCTACAACTTCTGCATCACCTTTGCAGGCTATCGCTCGTATGGGCCGACTGTTGGATCAGCAGTTTGTTGACACGCAAGGTCGTTGGATTGTAATTGATCCAATCTACGCTGAAATGTTGAAAGACGAAAGCTCTAACTTGTTCAACGCTGACTTCGGTGGTTCCGGTCTTCAGAATGGTCTTGTTATTAACAACTTGCACGGCTTCCGTGTATACGTTTCTAACAACCTTCCTGCGGTAGGTACTGGTGCGGCAGTTGCATCTACAACTCCACAAGCTACTAACTACGGTGTTATCGTAGCTGGTCATGACTCAGCCGTTGCTACTGCTCAGCAGATCAACAAGACTGAGACTTACCGTGATCCAGACAGCTTTGCGGACATCGTTCGTGGTATGCACCTGTACGGTCGCAAGATCCTTCGCCCTGAGTCACTCGTAACTTTACGTTACCAAACTGGCTATTAATAGGAGGATTTTATTATGGCATTATCACCAACAGCACGTGGTGTAGCACAAGTCGTCGAGGCTGTGGTTACACTTCCTGTAGCTAACGCTGGAACAGCAGATGCAATCACTGTACCAGCAGGCACAGTTGTCATCGGAGCGGGTCTAGAGATTCTAGGCGCACCCGGAGACGTAACTGCTTACACTGTAGACCTTCAGCTTGAGACTGATACTACCGTTATCGCTAACGATTTGAACTTGGATGCGGCTACAGCCAACACTAAGTTCTACGGAGCAGACGGTACCTCAGTAACTGCCGCTGAAGACGTTCTTCAGGTAGTTGCTACCGTAGACGGCTCACCAACCGCTGTCGAAGCTCGTGTATTCGCTATCGTCGTAGACGTTAACGACATGGGTCAGGCAGACGAAGTTGCACGAGATCAGATCTAAGCAACACTAAGTCTGGGGGCTTCGGCCCCCTTTCTTTCCTCCAAGGTGTTTAATATAAATGGCTACATATCTAGACATTACAAATGAATTGCTTCGCAGACTGAATGAGGTCACTATTGACCAAGCAGATTTTGCTACAGTTCGTAATGTACAGGCTCTTGCCAAAGACTCTGTTAACTCTTCTGTCCGTAAGATTATTCAATCTGCACAGGAGTGGCCTTTTACATTAACTACTGAAGAACAGACACTAACTGCTGGAACTGGAACATATGATTTCCCAGCGGACATGTCATCTGTAGACTGGGAATCATTCTACATTAAACAACTAGCTGACAAGAGCAATCAGCCTCGTCGGCTAGCTGTAATACCATACGCTGAATACTTAGATACGTACCGTCCCGGTGATGACACAGGTGACAGTGGATCAGGCATTGGTGTCCCACTGCGTGTGTATCAGACACAAGAAGAGAAGTTTGGTGTCACACCAACTCCAGATGATGCATACGTTATTGAATATAAGTACTGGACATTCCCTACATCAATGAGCACATTTGACGATGTCTGCGTTATTCCAGATCGCTTCATTCACGTTGTGATTGACGGTGCGATGATGTACATGATGCGCTTCCGCTCTAACGAACAAAGTGCCGCAATTCATCAGAATGATTTTGTTGAAGGCATCAAGATGATGCGCCGTGTACTTGTAGATGATAATCTATCTTTACGCTCCACTTACAATCCACGCACAGTATTTAACGCCTATCTCCCAACACGGGTGTTGTAGTGGCTGACCAGTTACAGATCTTCAAGGTATCTTGTGAAGGTGGGTTAGACACTAATCGTGATCTACTCTCTCAACCGGAGAGACAGCCGGGAAGTGCAGTACGACTAATTAACTATGAGCCATCTATTGCAGGTGGCTATCGTCGTCTTAGTGGCTATCAAAACGCATATCCCAGCTTACCCGGAACAGGTAAGGTGTTAGGCGTATGCGTAGCGAATGGCATTCACGATGGCATCTTTGCATGTAGAGAACCCTCCTCTGGGAATAACTATTTACATCACTGGGACACTGCAACTGAAGCTTGGCTAACTGTTACAACTACTGGTTCACCTACAATGACAGGTGTTAACAAAGTACGGATGTTCAGGTATAATTGGTCAGAGCCACGAATAGTACTTACAGATGGTGTTAACCCTGCGGCATACTATAATGGCACAGCGTACACACAGATAACTCACGCCAACGCTCCTACCAATCCTAAATATGCAACAGAGTTTAAGTCGCACATTTTCTTTGGTGGTGATTCTTCAGACCCTTTTGTAGTTCATTTTTCTGCTCCTTTTAACGAAACAGACTTTTCTCCTGCAAATGGTGCAGGTACTATTAATGTAGGTTTTGAAGTCGTACAGCTTAAAAAGTTCAGAGACGAGTTGTACATCTTCGGCACTAACAACATTAAGAAGCTGGCAGGAAATACTATTGCTGACTTTGTTCTAGTTGAAGTGACGGATGATATTGGGTGCATGGCATCTGATTCTGTGATTGAGCTTGGTGGCGATCTTTTGTTCATGGGACCAGATGGATTGCGCCCAGTTTCAGGTACTGATCGTATTGGTGACGTAGAACTAGAAACTGTGTCTAAGGCGATACAGAATATTGTAACTGACGTTCAGCTACAAGAAGACTTAGATAACCTTGATGCGGTAGTGATTCGCAGTAAGTCCCAGTTCAGAATGTTCTTTAGTGCGAGTGATGGCACGGGCATCATCGGGGCAATGCGCCAAAGACAAGATGGCGGAATGGGATTTGAGTTCGGTCAGATACTAGGCTTCTACGCTACGTGCGCTGACTCAGGTTACATCGGCCAGTACGAATATGTTATTCACGGCGATGCTGACGGTAAAGTGCATCGGCAAGAAACAGGCACTGACTTTGATGGGACTGAGATATTTAGTTTATTTCAAACTCCCTTTTACCACATGGGTGATCCTGAGTTACGCAAGAACTTCCTGAAGATTTCTACGTATCTCAGAGCAGAAGGCAACGTAGATATTGCGATGGGTGTTGTCTATGATTATGAAGAGCCAACTGTGACCAACCCATCTGACTTTAACCTGACCATCAGGGATACTGCGGCATACTATAACGAAACAGTCTATGACGGTGGTGCAGTATACAGCGGTAATCCATCCCCCGTAATCAAAACGCACATTTCCGGGTCTGGCACATCCGCTAGTATTAAATTTGTAACAAACGACACAAATGCGAGCCATAACATTCAGGGCTTTGTTTTGTTGTTCGGATTAGGAGATAGACGCTAATGTCTGGATACATCAGGCAATCATCAGCAGAGATTTTACCGGGAGCTACCGTAAAGGCGGCACCAATCAATGCTGAGTACAATGCACTACGTGATGCATTTAACGTCACGAGCGGACACAAGCACGATGGGTCAACAGGTGAAGGTGCATACATTGCACTTATTTCTGATTCAGACAACTACAACAAAGTAGTCGTTGATTCTGTTAATAATCGTGTTTCTATCTATGCAGAAGTTGGCGGTGCGGCAGTTGAACAGGTTCGTGTACAAGATGGTGCAATCGTTCCTGTCACTGATGATGACATTGATCTTGGTGCTCCGGGTGCTGAGTTCAAGAATATTTATATTGATGGTACAGCCAACATTGATTCGCTAGTATCTGCCGCAGTGACAATCACCGGCGGTACAATTGACGGCACAGTTATTGGTGCTACTACACCTGCTAACGGTACATTTACTGGCCTTACCGCTACTGGCTCAGTTGACTTAGGTTCTACAGTTAATATTGACGGTGGTACAATTGATGGAACACCAGTAGGTGATACCACACCTTCTACCGGCGATTTCACTACCGTAACTGCTGGCACTGTATTAGCGAATAATATTACTGCATCTGGTGGTCAGTTCACAGGTAATTTAGTAGGTAATGTGACCGGCACTGTTAACGGTTAA